GGCGTCATCTCGCACGAAGCCACGGAGCTCGCTGAGGGTGGCCGCATCGTGGAGGTGCATGTCCCCCTCGCGCAGCGCCTTGTTCAGTTCGTCGACCGCCAGCGGCTTGGTGATTTGCGTGGTGCGCCAGCCGAGGATGTCGGTCGGCACCGACTTCTTGTACCTGGGCGAGCGCTGCATGTACAGCGGGTGGTACTTGTCCTTGTGCAACGCCTTCAGCGTCGACAGGCCGTGGTTGTTCGACTCGACGCCGATCAGCGCCTGGTTGTACATCCGCCCGAGCGGGGCGAGGACGTAGTTGCCGAGGAGGTCCGGGTCGATGTGCCCGTGCCAGATCGCGACCACCTCACCGTCGCGGGCGTTGATCACGTGGATGCTGGAGAAGTCGCCGTGCTCCAGGCCCTGCGAGGGGTCGGCACCGATGACGTAGCGCCCGTCCTCGGTCGGCATCTGCCAGATCTTGCAGGGCCCGCTGCGATCGGGCTGGAACGCCAGGCCGCGGTGCTCGTTGAAGAAACCCTCGGCCAGCGGCTCGGTGATCACCTGTTGGCGGAGCATCTCGATGTTGAACACCGGGCGACCCGACTTCAGGAACGCCTCGTCCTCGTCGCTCGGATACTCCTGGGCGATCTGCCACTCCGGCAGGTCCCGGACCTTGTCGTCGTACCACGCCTGGGATCGGCCGCTGGCCCACCACGGATGGAACATCGCCTTGAATCGGTTGGTCTGGTTGCGTGCCCCGACCCACAGGTTGTGGAACAGGTTGCCCTCGCCATTCGCCGTGGACAGCGTGATCACCCGACCACCAACGTCAGCGACGGGCTCGATCGAGGCCCACGCTTCCTCGCTGTTGGGCAGGTAGGCGAGCTCGTCGATCACCGCCAGGTACACCGACTCACCACGAGCAGGGTCACTGGCCGACGGCAGGGACTCCATGTACGACTCGTTCGAGAACTCGATCTTCGTCTGCGTCGCATTCATCACCGGGCCCCGCTACTTCATCCACTCGGGGAGGAAGCGGTACGAGTACTTCGCCTTGGCCAACAGCTTGATGGCGTCGCGCTCGGTGCGGCTGAGCATGATGACCACGCGGTCCTCGTAGCCGAACGTGAGCCAGAAGCAGAAGATGCTGACCAGGGTGGAGAACCCGATCTGTCGGGCCTTCAGCATGATCGAGTAGCGCGACTCCAGCCACAGTTCGGCCGAGTCCTGCTGCGCCTCGAACAGCGCGAACTTGATGCGCCAACGATCCGGGTGCTTGATGTACACGTGGTTCGCGCAGAAGTACGTGAACGCAGCGAGGAGCTCCTTGGTGTCGTGCGTGGTCGGGAAACACTTCCGCCACTCCAGTTCTTCGAGCAGCTGGTCCCAGGTGATCTGGCTCTCGTCGACGATGGTCATGTCGGATCGGGGGGCCAGTTGGTCTGAACCGCTGACAGGATCATCGAGTCGCTGATCACGGACTCATCGCCGCCAGGATCGGGATTTCCGCTGGCCAGTGCCGATGCGTACTCGGCTTCGGTGGCGATCGCGACTGGCCAGACCATCCGGGCGCCATCGGCCGGGTTCTTGATCACCAGCGCCCGGAACTCCGACGTCAGGACGGCGGGGTTCTCCCACGCCTCCTGCTGCACGCACGCGGCAACGCGGGTCATCAGGGCCTGGTCGTGTGATGCGGTGTTGAGCGAGTTGAGTGACATGGTGCCCCTCTAGATGGAGATGCGGAAACAGCTGACGTAACACGAGCAGTAGACGTTGTTGCCGAACAGGTTGATCGAGGTCTGGACGTAGTCGTTGGCGTTGAACGTGTTGACCGTCGAAACCTGGATGAAGCCATGCCCCGCCGGGACCGCGTCGTAGGCGACGTATCCGGACGTCCCCGTGTTGGACATGAGTTGTGCGCCGCCAGCGAACACGTTGGAGCCATCGCCGCGCATGAAGATCGAGACAGCGTGCGGCTCGCCAGTCGGGATGCGGAAGTAGTCGATGCCATCACCTTGGAAGTAGCCGCCGGTGTTGATGAGGACGTTGGCGGTCCTGAAGATCAGCGTCCCGCTGCCGGAGATCAGCTGCGACGAGATGAGGCACTTGAACCCCTTCTGCGCAGCGTTCGCTTCGAGCGCGGCGAGACGGGCGTTGACCGGGGTGAGGTCGACGGGCGGGTTGACGCCGCCCATGATCGGCACCCACGCGCCGGCGACCTTGGCCTTCAAGACGCCGGGCATCAGGTGTACCTCGATGCCATGCGGTAGCGCCCGCTGAACTGAATCTGGTTACCAGCGGCCCACGTGAACGGGACGGTCGGGCCGAGGACACCCGTGATCTGCACGTACGTGGCGGTGGCCGTCAGCGGATAGAACGAAGGACTCGCAGCGTCGCCGGAGATGCCCGACCAGTACAGGTTCGTGTCGGAGTAGGCGACCTGCAACCCGTTGATCGCCAGGTTCTGTGAAGGGAAGGGCAGTGTCAGCGACACGCCGCCGGTGACCGCTGACCCGGCGCCAAGCGTGAAGCGCCCCCAAAAGTCGCAGAACCCGTCTGAACGGTGGTACCAGCCGACGCTCGACCCCGCGCCGATCGTGACGCCGCTGGGGAACGTCGGCGTCCACGACACGCCAGGCTCGCCCATGATGACCCAGCCGGTGCCGTCGAAGAACCAGCTGCGCTTCGTGTCGGTGGCGAAGTAGGTCTGCGGGGCGGGCGGCGTTGCGGGCTTGGCCGACTCCAACCCGTAGGCCAGGACCGTGGGCTCGTCGGTGTCGTACCACAGTTCGGTTGCCGTGTCGGCTGGTGCGTCGGTGCCGATCCACACCTCGTCGACGCTGGGCGCACCACCGACATCAACCCACGCCCCGCCAATGCGGGCCTTCAGAACGGCCATCAGGGCGTCACCGAGAACTGCATGTTGATCGAGGCGTAGGAGATCGGGGGCGTGGCGGTGAGGAACTGGAAGTTGATGGTCCCGTTGGTCCCCACGTCGAGCCGACCGAGAGCGCTGACGGTGGCGTTCGAGAGGAAGGCGGGCCACAGCAGCTGGGATGGCGGGCGGAAGCCCACCGGCAGCGTGCCGACGATCGCGTCGGTGCCGGTCGACTTGACCAGCCCGCGCACGTAGACGATGTCTCCGACCATGCGATAGCTGGGGAACTCCCACGAGTGATCGGGGTTGTAGTTCGACCACGTCACGTTGAGCGGCAGCGCCGTCCAGACGCTCGCCGGTTGTGCCGGTCCTGCGCCGTTCTGCGACACCGGGCCAACGTCCTCGACCGAGATGAAGTTCGGGAAGCCGGTCGCGTTGACCACCGTCTCCATCGAGCCCGCGCCGATGCTGATGCGGCACTGGCGCGTCACCGGGGTCGTCGACGCGAACGTCTCAATCACCTCACAGAACAGGTGTTGGTACGAGTCGCCAGCGGGCGTAACCGTGTTGCGTTGCTGGTACCCGAAACCGGCAGTATCGGTGATCTGCGTCACCGGGGTCGCCGCCGTGCCTCCCGCGTGGGCCAGCACCATCAGCGACACCGTCGTCTTGTAGCGCCGCCCGACGACGGGCGTGAACGTCACCTGAAGCCCCTGGATGACCGTCGCCGTCGCGCCGACCCCGGTCTGCGCCGCCGTCGAGTTGGAGTAGCCAAGAACACCCCACGCTGAGTTCCAGCGCATGTCGGTCGCACTGCTCGGGCTCGGGGCGTCGCTGTCGACCCACAGTTCGATCGTCGGGTGAGCGACGATCGGGTCGTCGGTCCCGATCCACACTTCGTCGGTGCCGCCGCCGATCGAGGAGACCACCGGGCGTGCCGGGTCGGTCGAGTCGACGGTGACGTTGGTGCCCGCGACCACGGCCTGCACGACACCAGGGGCACCCTGTGCTCCGGTGTTGCCGGGGTCACCCTTGTCACCCTTGACGCCCTGGATGCCCTGCGGCCCAGTGGCACCGGGCGGGCCCGGCACGGTCGAGGCTGCGCCCGTGTCGCCCTTGTCGCCCTTCGGCCCGGTCGCACCGGGATCACCCTTGGCGCCCGGCGGGCCCTGGATCCCCTGCGGGCCGGTGGCCCCGGTCCCACCTGGCGGACCAGCGGGCCCGGGGCTGCCGACCGCCGCCGTCCAGACGCCACCCTCCAACACGTAGAAGGTGTTGGTGTCGGTGTCGAACCAAGCGGTGAAGCCGCTGCCGGTCCCCGGGTCGTTGGGCCCGATGAAGATCTCGTCAGCCCCGCCACCTCCGCCACCGCCAGCTTCGAGCAGCGCCAGGCGACGCTGCAGGTCGAAGTCAGCGCGCCGTGACGACGGGCTGACCGTCTTCGGCTGGTATCCGTTCCCAACGGTCACGACGTCTCCTGGCGCTCCAGCAACTCCTGCGCTGCCCGCGCCGCGATCATCTCGTGCAACTGCTCATCGGTCAACGCCTTGGCGCTCGTGCTCGTCACCGTGACGTCGATCTTCTTCGGCTTCATCACGTCGATGGCTTCGAGGTACGCCCGGGCGGCTGGCACCTGGCGGGGGTCGGTGCGGTCGGCTGCCGTCTCCTGCAGCGCCTGCAGCACCTCCATCGCCTTGCCGGGGTTGCCGACCACCTTGCGGTAGCGGTCCTCCCACAGACGCAGGAACGTGCCGTCGTTCTTCAGCGTGCTGATCCACGACTCCGTCATCGTGAGCTCGACGGCCAGTTCCTTCTGCGTCCGAGGTTCCCGATCACCGGGCGGGGTGCACAGCCATTCGAGCACCCGCTGCACGCGGAAGTCGTTGGGGTTCACCTGCATGGGCGAACTCTATGTTGCGTTGCGCTTCAGGCAGGAGTGGCACTGGCATGCCGTCGTGGCCGGGTCATGCGAGATCCGCTTGACCTTCGGCACCCTGCCCAGGATCACTTCCTCCTCGGGAGCCAGGTCCGGGAACATCGTCATCTGGTACATCGAACTCCTTCCACGTCACGCCCTGCAGCACGCGCCGCACCGTGGTGCGGCTGACACCGAGGGCTCGTCCAATCTCCACTTGGTTCGCACCGGCATGGTGCAACTCCCACAGGACCTCGACCGCCTCGCGGGTCAGCTTCGTCATCCCGTGGCGCTCGCCCGTCAGGCGGTTGATCGGCGGTGCGCTGGCCCGGCCCTTGGCGATCATGTCGGCGTTGTTGTCAGCGATCGTGCCGACCTTCAGGTGGTCGATGCGATAGCACAGCGGCTGGTCGCACTTGTGCAGAACCACCTGGTCCGGGCGCAGGCGCACGTCGCGGGTCATGTTCAGCACCCAGCGGTGGACCTTCTCGGTCTCCCACGGCCCGTCGCGCCGGTACTTCACCTTCTTCTTGCCGTACCCATACTTGTCGAGCGCCCCCTGCCACAGCCGACACTGCGTCGGCTGTGGCGTGGGAGGCGGGAAGTCCTTCAGCGTTCGCCTCGGCTTGGGTTGCTTCGGCGGGACGAAGGGCTTCGTCGGCATTGCCAGTCGGGTCAGCGGCTTCAGCCGCCGGATCTCGACCGGCATCGCTCAGTCCTCGTTATCCCACAGGTCCTTGGCGGCGATGCTGGCGGTGGGCGCCTTGTACTGCGCCCGGAACAGCTTCGGAGCCGAGTACCCCCGGTTCGTCTTCTTGCCGACGCCCGAGTAACCGACCTTCAGCCAGCCACCCTCGTCGATCGAGCGTGCGCCCGACTTCTTGACGGCGTCGGCCACGGCGTCCTTCATGCTCGTGCCGGTGCCTTCCTGCGGCTCGTACCGCCCACCCTTGGCGAAGATGCGGCGCAGGCCGTCATCGTTGTCGTCGGTGCGCTCGTCGGTCTGCAGGGTGATCACCAGCTGCATCCGGGGCGAACCATCCGCCCAGGTGAGCGGCTCGTTCGTCTCCATGCTGGTCTTCTGGGACACCTCGGCGTGGGTGATGATGCCCTCCACCGTGTCCCCGACCTGCTCGAACTTGGCAGCCTTGCCGCCGCCTCCGAACAGGAATCCATTCAGGTCATCGTTCATTTGCTCATTTGCTCCTTGGTGTATGGGGGCGTGTTGCTGAGTGGCAACTCGCTCTTGCGCTTGCCGTCTGCTATGCCCGAGGGCACGAACGGCAGCGAGTACTGCTTCTCAACCAGGTCGAGGAGGTTGAGCAACGTGGTCAGTTGTTCGTCGGTCTTGATCGCCTTGGGACTTGGCAGGTCGTCGGGCCAGCGCTGCATCAGCATCTCACGGGCCTTGGGGTGCTTGCCCACCTCTGCGATGCGTTGCTTGGCCCAGTCGAACAGGGTGTCGAAGACGGCAGGCATCGGCATCATCTGGTCTTCGATCGGCTCGGGCTCCGGCTCGGGCAGCACGGCCATCGGCTCCAAGATCTCGTGCTCGTCGTAGCCCATCATCGAGCCCGCCTTCCACGCCTTGTCCCACGCCTTGACCTCGTGAGCCAGCATGGCGCCCCGCAGGCCGACTTCGATCGAGCACCAGATCAGGCGGCACCGGGCCTTGCCGACCGGCAGGTGGACGAGGATCGTCCAGGTCCCACAGATCGGGGGCGTCGGCAGGCGCTCGTTGTTCTCCACGTCGTAGAACACGCCGTCGGCGTAGATCGCCATCTGCACGGTGTAGCCCGGCAGGGAGAAGTCCAGCTTCTGCCCGGTCTTCAGGTCCCCGAGGATCAGCGTATTCGGCATCAGCATGGTGCCGTCGGGCGTCATCAGCGGCTTGGTCAGCCGGTAGATGCGGTCGGCCGTCCCCGCCGCCCGGAAGCTGTCGTTGCACATGTGCACCTCGACGTGCTCACTGACCAAGCCGTAGGTCTGCAGGCACTCGACGTAGGCCCGCAGATCGTCGGCGTACTGCTCGGGCGGATCCCACACGTCGTGCTGATCCTCGACCCGAGCGGTCATGGCGTGCAGCGCCGTGCCGGTGTCGGCTGCTTCGTTGGCCGCTCCCTTGTCGAGCGCCTTCTCCCGCAGGACCTTCAGCCCGTCCTTGTCGCCCTCCTTCAGGCTGAGCAGCTGCGCTTGCATGGCCGGGCTACCGGCGACACCAAGCATGGCCTTGTTGATCTTCCAGTCATTGAGGGCGAAGGAGTTGTCGAGCACCTTGGCGTAGCCGGATGGTCGCGAGTAGCGCAGCCACTTGCCGGGGTTTGCCGGGTCGCTGACCATCGGCGCGCCATTCGCCCGACGGTAGTCACCCTTGCTCTCGTGCTCGTCGGTGAGATCGTCGACGTCGAGGCTCACGTCAGCGGCTCACAGAAGATCATGTTCTGCAGTTCGACGTCCTTCTCGATCAGCCAGGTGATGAAGTCCTCGGTCGCCATCCCGCAGGTCGTCTGGCCGGTCAGGAACCAGCGCTTGTCGGTGTAGATCACGGCGTAGCGGTAGGTCTTGTTGCTCATGTCGGCGCTGAACGCGTAGACGTCGCCCTCAGCGGCGCTGCCGATCGCGGCCTCCCACGCCTCGAACTTGGCTTCCAGTTCCTCGCGCTCTCGCTTCTCCTTGCGCTCGGCCTTGATCTTCTCGATCGTGCTCATTTCGGGTTCCTTCTTGGTGTTGGTGTTGAAGTCGTTGGGGTTGGCGTAGATGTTCCCGCAGTTCATTGCGTAGAACCCGGCTGGGACGTTGGGGTCGTAGAAAAGCGGCTGGCCCCCGTAGCCGTAGCCGAGGTTGTGGCTGCCGTAGTTGGGCGACCAGGTCGCTGGCGGGCTGATGCTGTGGATGTGGTCGCTCATGAGTGGGTCGTCCTTCAGTACGTGTTCGATGAACAGCTGGTGGATCAGGGCGTCGCTTCGAGGATCTC